TGGTTCAGGTACACCAACCGCCAATGCAAGTATAACTGTATTAGGATTTGGAACATTTGGTGGTATCGCATCGTGTACTCCATCTGCATCATTAGTTGCAGACTCAGAGAAAATTTGGCAAGGAAGTACATCATTTACTTCTACTGCAACTATATCTTCGGATTACATCAGAATACGAACAGACACAGATAGTATAGTGAGCACTACATCAGGAACTGTGGCTATAGGTAGAAAAAAATGGATAACTATTACCTCTGATGAAGTAACATGGTCAGAAATATCAGAAACTTCAGCAACATGGACACCGATAACAAACGATGAAGTAACATGGACACAAATAGCAGCGTGAGGATGATATGGCATTAATACCTTTACAAATACCACCGGGAATACATAGGAACGGAACAGATTTCGAGTCTTCCAATAGATGGCGTGATGCAAGTCTTGTTAGATGGCAAGATGGCTCATTAAGACCAGTTGGAGGATGGACAACAAGAATAGCTAGTGCATTTGCAGCAGCACCAAGAGGTATGGTTTCTTGGATGGACAATTCAAACGATGAAAAATTATGTAGTGGAACGTACGATAAACTCTATTATGTCAATCCGGGCAGTACGGTTTATGACATAACACCAGCAGGACTGACATCAGGTGACTTAAATGGTGTAGTGAATCTTGGTTATGGTGGTGGTTATTATGGAACTTCCTACTATGGTAGAGCACCAACAAGTTCAGGAGTCTATCAGGAAGCGACAACATGGGCATTAGACACTTGGGGTGAGTACCTTCTAGCGTGTTCGTCCAAGGATGGAGAGATTTACGAGTGGCAACTCGATACAGCAGTTCTTCCTACAGCATTGACAAACGCACCAGTATCGAATGTATCTATGTTAGTGACAGAAGAAAGATTTGTATTCGCTCTCGGAGCTGGTGGTAATCCACGAAAGGTTCAATGGTGTGATAAGGAAGCAAACACAGTTTGGACACCAGCAGTAACCAACGAAGCAGGTGATATGGAGTTACAGACAACTGGACAGATTATGTGTGGTGTACGAGTCAAGGGAAGAACACTTATCCTAACAGATAACGATGCTCACACAGCGACCTATATTGCTCCACCATTCGTCTATTCATTCGAGAGAGTAGGAACAGCATGTGGTGTGGCATCAAGAAAAGCACTTGTGGCAGTTGACGATGGTGCATTTTGGATGGGCAAGAAAGGATTCTATACATACGATGGTTCATCAGCTAAACAATTGCCTTGCGAAGCCTTGGATTATGTCTTCGATGACATCAACACTTCCCAAATAAGTAAGGTCTATGCAGTTCATAATTCACAACATGGAGAGATATGGTGGTTCTATCCTAGTGCAGACAACCTCGAAAACAACAGATATGTTGCACTAGATTATAAGGAAGGACATTGGAGTGTGGGTGTTCTGGAGAGGACAGCAGGTGTTGACCAAGGGGTGTTCGATAGACCGATATGGGCAGATGATGATGGTAATTTATACAATCAAGAGACAGGATACACCCATAATGGTTCAAGCAAACCTTTTGCAGAATCAGGTTCAATTAGTCTAGGAAATGGTGACCAAATCATGCGAGTAACCAATCTTATACCTGATGAAAAGACACAAGGAGATGTTGAGGTGACGTTCAAAACTAGATTCTACCCAAATGATACAGAAACAACACATGGTACTTACACTCTAGGTAATCCTACAGACGTTAGATTCTCAGGTAGACAGCTAAGAATGAAGATTCAAGGTGCAACAAATAACGATTGGAGGTCAGGAGTTATGAGAATAGAAGCTAGAACAGGGGGTAGACGATGAGTTCTCCACATCCACCACCACCTTTAGGAGATAAGTGGAAGAGTTGGGCAGAAAGTATGAACTCTTTTTTAATAACATCAATGGATAGGCTACGTTTTAAAACATCTACTGATTCAGCAGCAGAGGATGGTATTTTGATGTGGGATGCAGTACAAGACTGTCCAGTAGTATCAAAGAATGGAGCTTGGATTAAAATTAAATTAGACCCATGAATATACAAGATGAATTATTAAAATGTAGGAAGTGGGATGGTGCTTTGACAGGATATTCAGGTGAACATGAATTATTAAAATGTAGGAAGTGGATACAGTCTGCACTTGATAAAGGTGGAGATACCCATGACTTTGTTGACATTGTAGATGGTGTGATGAGTGGACACATGCAACTGTGGAGTGGTGAAAGAGGGTGTGCAGTAACCGAGATTTTAGTGTATCCTAATAAGAAAATTTTACATGTCTTCCTAGCAGGTGGGGAAAATGGTCATGGAATTAAACAAATTACCGATATGCACGATGATGCTATTGAGTGGGGAAAAGCTCAAGGATGCAAGGGGATGTCTATAACTGGCAGAACAGGCTGGAAGAAGATACTTGCACCGAGGGGATGGAAACAGCAATTTACCGTATTAACAAAGGAGCTTTGATATGAGTGGTGGCAAAGGTGGTAGCACAACAGAAGAAACAGCATTACCTGCTTGGCTTAGAGAGCCAGCAATAAGGAACTTACAACGAGCTGAAGATGTACAACGAATACCTTACATGCCTTACTATGGTGCAGATGTTGCTGCTTTCACTCCAGCACAAAATGCAGCATTTGATACAAATATAGGTGCAGCAGAGGCGTTTGGACTCATATCTCCCGGCTCTCTTACAGCTACGAGTGGTATGCCTGAACCAACTGAATTTGCAGGTGGTTTTAAAGGATACAGTTCACAACCTCTATATGAACAAGCATTAGCAGAACTGAAAAATCAGCAACCCGATGCAGTTGCACAATACGATGCACTCTTTGGAGGTAACGTACCGACACAAAACAATCCCGGTGGAGGAGGAGCTGGTGGAGGAGGAGCTGGTGGAGGAGGAGCTGGTGGTGGAGCAGGAGCTGGAGCAGGAGCTGGAGCAGGTGGCAATGTGATGGGGCACACCGCTTATGCAACAGCAGAAGATGCTATGGCAGCAGGTGATTACTGGTCTGCGTATAGAAAAGACCATCAACAATGGAGAGATAATCAAGGTATTTATGCTGGTGGTAAAGGTAAACAACCGGGTCAGTCTGATACAGATTATCCGGGAAATCCAGATTTAGGTATACGTTCTGATGCACAACAATTAATAGCTATGGGTATTATGGGAGGTGATAATACCACTACAACTCCAGTTAATGACCCACAAATGGGTACAGGTTTAGAGGGTTTAAATACAACTCCAGTTAATGACCCACAAATGGGTTCAGGTTTAGATTTTTTAAATACTTATAACCAAGGAACAACAGCTCCCTATGTAAATCCTAATGAAGAGACATTAGCTTCAGGCAGTACCACTCAAGGTAGTTATAATCCAGACCCTTATGGTTCAGGTTTAGATTTTTTAAATACTTATGACCCAGACGAAAAAAAAAAAATTGATATGATAGCTACTACACCTCCTCCCTATGTAAATCCTAATGAAGAGACATTATATCAAACACCCATTGACAAAATAATTACCCTTCAGCAGACTAATCCAGTAATGGCAGAATTAGTAACAAACGGTGTAATATCTATAGATGATGTACCAATTCAACAAGTGAGTCCTTTTGGTCAAACGGTAGGTAATATGACTTATCCTGTTCCTGATAATGAGTTAGATATTTTTAGTGGTGGTAATTATGATGCTTATTTAGATAGTCTAACGGTAAATGCTGGTGTAGACCCAATTGTTCAAGAATCACTTGCAAATCAAGTAGCAGCAGGTATGGGCAACAATTTAGCTGATGTAATGCAATTAACACAAGGTATTCAAAATGTATATGGTAACTCTGACGAAAATTACACTTTAGAGGAACTAACTGCTGGTATGAACGCAACACAACCATACAATAACCCCTCTTCCAACGACCAAATTTCTTACCAATATGGTGAAGGAGATATGTCAGGACTAGGTGCACCATCAGTTTTGGGTGCTACTCCTATGCAATTTAATCAAGGTGGAGTGATAGATGGTCTTGTTAATGTAGGCAAAACTGGAATATCTGGTCTGGGTGGTCAAGCAGCACTTGATACAACTCTTATTGGGGGAAATGCACCAATGCCAGAGATTCCTTTAGATGCACAAATAGCTGCTTATAATCAGTTGCTTCTAGAACAGGCAGCAGCTCAGGCTCAAGCTCAAGCAGAAGCTCAAGCACAAGCTCAGGCAGCAGCTCAGGCAGCAGCTCAGGCTCAAGCTCAAGCAGAAGCTCAAGCACAAGCTCAGGCAGCAGCAATACAAGCAGCACAGGCTCAGGCAGCAGCTCAAGCACAGGCACAAGCAGAAGCAGAAGCTCAAGCACAAGCTCAGGCACAAGCAGCAGCACAAGCACAAGCAGAAGCAGAAGCAGCAGCTCAGGCACAGGCAGCAGCTCAGGCAGCAGCAATACAAGCAGCTCAGGCAGTAACAGTAACTCCTCCACCAGTGAATACAACTCCACCGCCTGTATCAACCACAACTTTACCTTGGACACCACCAGTGGCTTCACCCCCACCAGTGGTAACAGTAACTCCTCCACCTCCACCAGACGTAGGTGATAGTGGTGCTAGTCATGGAGGAACAGGATTTACATATAGCACACCGATAACAAATAGTGGAGTTAGTTATTGGGGATTATGA